TGTAACTCCGGGCAAGATTAAAGTGAATGAAGCTTTATGTCCGAAGGATTTGGAAGCAAAGTACCTTCAGAAAGCTTTACCAACAGGTTCTATGTACGATAGTATTCCTTTCGAGCAAGAATTTTCTGATAAGAAAGCTAAAACTATCGCTGCACAATTAGAAACTGCTTTATGGCAAGGTGACACTACAAGTGTAAACGTAAACTTAAACAAGTTCGATGGTCTTGTTAAGTTAATCGGTGCTGCTTCAGGTGTTGTAGCTGCAAACGCTTCTACTTTTATCTCTGGCGCTCCTTTATCAAGCATCACTGCTGCTAACGTAATCTCTATCTTTGATGGTGTTTACCAAGCAATTCCTGCAAAAGTTGTAGCTGCTGATGATATGACTATCTTCTGTGGTCAAGATTTATTCCGTACTTACACTGTTGCTCTTAAAAATAGCGGTTCTTTCAATTACCAAATTGATGTTAAGGCTGATAGCGAATTTGTACTTCCTGGTACTACAATTAAAGTTATTGCAGTTGCAGGTCTTAACGGAACTAACAAAGTTTACGCTATGCGTTTAAGCAATATGTTCTTAGGTACTGACTTATTGAACGAGGAAGAGAAGTTTGAAATTTTCTATGCTAAAGAAGCTGACCAAGTACGTTTCGTATCTGAGTTTAAGATGGGTGTAAACATTGCATTCCCTGACGAAGTAGTGAAGTTTATCCTTGCATAATTTATCGGGTAGGTTGAAATATACCTACCCACTTTTTTAAACTAATTAATTTCTAAAATATGCCGTGCGCGTTAACCCAAAATTACAGCCTTGATTGTAAAGATTCATTAGGCGGAATTACCGAGGTTTATTTTGCAGCAGCAGCAGACGTTACCTCAACTACCGAAGCAAGTGGTGTTATTACCGCACTTGTTAAGGCAGCAGGTAAAAAGTTCTACAAGTACGAACTTGTAAAAGGTACTTCTCAAATCGTTGAGAATATCAATGCAAACGTACAGAACGGAACTGTTTTCTATGCTCCAGAATTAACAGTAGTATTAAACAAATTACAAGCTAATACAAGAAACGAAATCTTGTTGTTAGCTCAAAACACTTTAGTAGCAGTTGCCAAAGATAACAATGGAAAATACTGGTACTTAGGTAAAACAAGAGGCTTAGACCTTACCGCAGGTAATGCTGGTACAGGAACGGCTGAAGGCGACAGAAGTGGTTACACTTTAACTTTCACAGGTGCAGAAGCGGCTATGGCTCCAGAGGTTAACTCTACAGTTGCAGCAGCTTTAACTACTCCTGGTTCTTAGGTTGTTTTGGTTTTGTATATAGATGCCCTCGGACTTAATTGTTCGGGGGTTTTTTATTTTGCAAACAATCGTGATAGTTTATATTTATAGTTGTGATAAGATTAATTAAGGGGCAAACCCAAAACATAATACTTACCTTGACTGAGAAGCAGCTTTTAACAAGCCCGAACTATCTATTTATATTTGAGAATAGATCAACAAATACGGACATCAAATTTGTAAGGCTTAACAATACAGACATAAGCGCATACAAGGAAAGGTACAACGAGTTCACTATTGTAGTTAATAGCTTCTTTAATACGGCTTTAAACGGGCAATACACCTACACAATCTACGAGCAAACAAGTACTACTAACACAAACCCGACGGGCTTAAACTTGCTTGAAACAGGCATAATGGAACTCGAGGATACAACTATATCATTCACAGAATACGAAACAACAAGCACATTCACAATAAGACAATAATGGAAATACAAGTATTGACATTTGCCGAGGCAAAGCAACCTGAATATAAAGAGAAAAAAGGCGAAGGGTATATGCAGTATGGTCAAAATAATGACTATCCGCAGTACCTATTAGACCTATTTAACAAATCTGCAAAGCATAACGCTATTATTAGAGGCAAGGTTAATTACATTGTCGGCAATGGTTGGGCAGGAGAAGAGGCGATTGTTCAAAAGGTAAATAGAGAGGAAACCCTTAACGACTTAACTAAAAAGGTTGCTTTAGATTTAGAACTATTTGGTGGTGCTTATATCCAAGTTATTTGGAGTGTAATGGGCGGTCAAGTAGCTGAGTTATGGCATTGTGATTATACAAAGATTAGAACCAACAAAGACAACACGCAGTTTTGGTATAAAGATGATTGGAAGCTTACACGCAACCAAGAAAAAGCTGAGATTTACAATGCGTTTAACCCTGCTATCCCACAAGGTGTGCAGATACTTTATGTAAAGGAGTATCGCCCAGGAATGAATGTTTATAGCCTTCCTGGTTATTTTGGTGCGCTTAACTACATCGAAAGTGATGTAGAAGTAAGTAAGCACGTTTTAGGTAATGCTCAAACAGGCTTTAGTGCAAGTAAACTTATTACCTTACCAAACGGAGAGCCAAGCCCTGACGAAAAACGTGCAGTAAGCAGACAGTTTGACAATATGTACACGGGTGCAGACGGCAAGAAGTATTTACTTGCTTTTGTAAACGATGCAACAAGAAAGCCTATTGTTGATGACTTAGGTGCGAGTGATTTAACTAAAGAAGACTTTGGTCGTGTAGACGAGTTAATACAAACTAACATTTTTAGCGGACATCAAATTACAAGTCCTGACTTGTTTGGTATTGCCGTTCCTGGTCAATTAGGAAACAGACAACAGCTTAGAGATAGTTACGAGATATTTAATAACACTTATGTACGTTATAAGCAAATGCAGATTGAAGGCGTATTTAATATGCTTGGACAATATGCAGGAGTAACGGAAGAGTTAAAGCTTCAAGCTGTAGACCCTATTGGAATTGACTTTAGTGAAAGCGTAATTAAGGAAGTAGCACCTAAAGAATGGATATTAGAGAAGCTTGGTATTGACCCTACTAAATACGGATTGCCTCTTGAAACAGAGCAGCCAATGGCAGCAAGTCCTTTAAGTGTAAACGAGCATATTAAAGGCTTGAAAGGTCGTGAGTGGCAGAATATGCAGCGCATCATTCGTGATTTTAACAAAGGCAAGATAACAAGGGAACAAGCAAGTTCTATGTTAAAAGGTGGATATGCTTTAAGCGATGACGAAGTTTCTACTTGGTTAGGTGCAGAGGAATTAGAATTTAACGAAACCGATTTTCAGGTTTTCTTTGAGTTTGGAGAAGATAGAGGTGCTTATGAAGTATTTAAAAGCAAATCAAGATTTAGCGATGATGCAGACTTTGAAATGTTTGCAGATGTATCGCAGTTACAATCTAATATCTTAGATTTAATTGTTAAGGACAAGCGTATTACTCCAGAAGTAATTGCTGACACACTTAAAGAAGATGTAGGTGCGGTTAAGCGTGTTATTGATCTATTAATTGAGAAGGGGTTTATTAAGACAAGCGAAGTAAAGCAAGGTAAGGGCATTGATAGTAACGTTATTATCGAAAGGCAATTAACTGCTCCTATTGGGCAGATTGTTGAAGCTATTAAGCCACAAACTACGCAAATTTTAATTCGTTATTCTTACGAGTGGAAAGCAGGTTTTAATGATGGCGATTTAGATACAAGCAGACCTTTTTGCAAATACTTAGTAACCGCTAATAAGTTTTATAGCCGTAGTGAGATTGAGGCAATGAGTGCAAGGCTTGGTTATAGCGTATGGGATAGACGAGGCGGTTGGTATACTAAGCCAGGAACAAACACACATAGTCCAAGTTGTAGACACGAGTGGAAGTCAAACATAGTTAAAAGAAAATAAGAAATGAGCTTAAACACATTATTCATAAGCGTACAGAATATTAAAGACAGGTCTGGCTTACACGCTAACGTAGACGAAAAACTTGTATTGCCTGAAATTAAGACCGCACAAGACATCTATATCTTACCTGCGCTTGGTAGTGCTTTGTACAATCGTTTGCAAGACGGCATTAATAACTGCACACTAAACCCTGACGAAACAACGTTATTAGATAACTATATTGCAGATACTTTAGTACACTATGTACTCAGTGAGTTGCCAATGGGTTTGTCTTATCAGTTCTATAATAAAGGGTTATTAAGAAAGAGTGGCGAGAATACCGAGAACCCTTCGATGCAAGATATGATTGACGTGGCGAATAGATACAAGGCAAGAGCTGAGTTCTACAAGCAAAGAATGATTAAATACCTAAAAGAATATTCAACAACTTACCCTGAATACCTTAACCCTGGAAGTGGCATTGATGCAATACACCCTGAGAACGATGCTTACACAACGAGCATTTGGCTTGGCGATTTTGATTGCTGCGCAGGTAAAAGCTTCGAGGAATTATATCAAGGTAACAGAGGTTGTAGCGACTGTTAATATGAGCAAAGTAACAACAATAAAAAACCAAAATAAGCTTCGTGTTTATTTAGAAAAAATTAAGAATGAGCCTGACGTTAAACCAAATAGTAAAACAAATAACGACACTCGGAAACGACCACGAACAAATTAACTTTGTTTATTTCGGCGATGTGTGGGAACGTTTGTCTAATGGCGAGGTTACTTACCCTGCTATGTTCTACACTTTAACAGGTGCAACTATAAACGCTAAAAATATTACTTACAATTTTAGCCTTTATTTTATGGATCGTATGTTAATGGAAGAGACAAACGAAACGGAAGTTTTATCGGATATGACTTTAGTAGGGCAAGATATTGTAGCGCAGCTTAGATACCCTAAAGCCATTTGGGATATAGGCGATACCGCACCTTTGACTTACTTTACCGAAAGCGACCCCGACTATCTTGCAGGAGTTAAGATAGATATAACAATGGAATTACCTTACCTAAACGACAGATGCCAAGTACCTTCAATTTACACTTATTAAATTTAAAATATGTCTTGTAGTTCTTCAACCGCAGATTTTCGCCCTGCACAATATAACATCCAACTTTGGCGGAACGATAGTTGGGTACAAACTTTTGCCATAACGGCTGAGAATGTACCTGTAAACTTAACCGGTTCTACTATTACTATTCAGGTTCGCAAAACTGCTAACGCAAGTGCAGTGGATTTAAGCTTATCAACGGGTGGTAATGGCATCACTATTTCTGGTGTGGGTAATAACCAAATTGTTTTGAACAAAGTTGTAAATATTGCCGCCGGAAACTATTTATATGATATGAACGTTACCTTCCCAAGTGGTGTTGTTAAGACATACGTTTGGGGAACTTTTTTAGTACAAGAAGATATAACTAAGATTTAATGAGTACAACAATAACACCTACTGAGCAGAATATAGATATTAACGTTACAAACGATGTAATAGATATTAATGTTACCAACGAAATAGTAGATGTTAATGCTACTACTCAACAAATAGATATTAATGTTGCAGGTGCTTATCCTATACCTAACCCTGTTTTGTCGGTGTTTGGTAGAACGGGCGTGGTAGTTGCAACCGAAGGCGATTATACTTTAACACAATTAGGCGATGTAACTTTATCAAGTCCATCAAACGGACAGGTTTTAAAATATAACGGCACTGCTTGGGTTAATGGTTTAGATGCAGGTGGTATTACTACTTTAAATACTTTAACTGCATTAAGTCAATATTTTGCAACAGGAACAAGTGGTAGTGATTTTAATATTTCAAGTGCAACGGCTACACATACTTTTAATCTACCTACGGCATCGGCTACAAATAGAGGTGCTTTGTCAAGTGCAGATTGGACTACTTTTAACAATAAGCAAAATGCTTTAACTAACCCAATAACAGGAACAGGTACAAGTGGACAGGTAGCTTACTTTAATGGTACGTCAAGTTTAACAAGTGAATCTAATTTATTTTGGGATGCTATTAATGATAGATTAGGAATAGGTGGGACTCCGGGTGCTTTTACTTTAGATGTTAATGGAACTGCAAAGGTTGGAACATCGCTTACAATACTATCACCAAATGCCTTACAAAATTTAGTGATAAGCCACGATAATAGTGATGTTTATCTAACTGCAAGTGCTTCAACAAGTTCAATTAGAGCAAATAAAAGTATTAGACCAACAACAAATAACTCAATTACTCTTGGCTCATTTAACTTAATTTGGTCACAAGTTTATGCAAGGCAATTTTTGCCAACTATAGGAAGTGCGACAGGAGTACCTTATGCTTTTACTGATGGTAGTGGTAATACTATTCAATCAGGTATGTTTGGTGGAGCAAATTTTTTAGCCTTTTCGGTAGTAGGAACAGAGGCAGCAAGATTTGCAGATACATCACGAAACCTCCTTATTAACACCACCACAGACGCAGGTTTCCGTCTTGACGTTAATGGTACTGCGAGAGTACAGGGGAATATGATTCTAAATACAATGAATCTTGGAATAGGTACGGGAAGTACAACAAATCAAAATATGGCATTTGGTTTCCAAGCAGGTAGT